TTTGTTTCTTCAACCTTAACATCTGTTTCTTTAACATCATCAAGATCGATTTCTACTTCAGGATTCTTATTTGCATCACTCATGATGTGTTCTCCTTAATATAAATGCAGAATATCTTCTGGTTTTGCTATTGTTGCGATGATTTCATCATCGTTTAAAATACGGTGTTCACCATATTTAGTTTTGAATCTAGAACCGGCATATCTACCGTAGATTACAAATTGACCCTTCTTACACCAAGGACCTTTTGGAAATTTTTCTTTATCCTGATAACAAAGATCACCCATCTCAACAACAAGACCAACTACGGTTGTCATTTGAATAGTGTCATTCACTGTATCAGTTAAGATAATTCCACCTTTAGTTTTTTTAGGGCCTGCGTAAGGTCTAACTAAAAGTCTATATCCAACTGGTTTTGGTATAATGCTTAGATATTTTTTAATACCCTCTGGATCAGTGGGTATGGCATTTTCTTTTGATTCTGGTGGTACCTCACCATTTTTCTTGACTCCAACAATAGTGGAATCAGGTGTTATTATCGTCATCGACATTCTCCTCGTTTCTCTGCAGGTCTTTAAGATCCTGTAGCAGCGTTTCTAAAGCGCTGAGTTTCCCTTTAGAATACTTGAGGTTGTCGATTGTGTCTATACCGTACACTATATCGTCTTTGATCTGTTTAATCTGTTTATTGATATAATGTTTTATTGCAGCTAATGTATCTAGATCAAGATTCATTTTTCTCTAGACAAATTTTGTTTTTGCCTTTTTCTAATATCTTAAATCCATATTTTTCCATTACTTTTTCAATCAAAGGCATATCGTATTTAGGATAATCATCGTAAATAATTCTTGTAATAGGTGCAGATCTGTTTGCAAACCAAACAGATTCAGTAATGACATCTTTTGTCATATGAGGACCATCTAAATGAATAAAAGCAAATTTAGAATCTTTGTGTTTTGACGTATTCATAAATTCAACATCAGTTTCTACACTCAAAGAAAATTTACCTGCATTTCTGTAAGGTTTAAAATCTTCTAACATAGTATCTCTCATCTCATCTGTGTAATCACAAGTATAAGAGCCTGTATTATCGTAATGTTGATAATTTAAATTACCGTAAGGATCAACACCCACATGAATAAAATTATTGATGATGTTATCCATAATAATCTTAGACCCAAGTCCCTCACGAACTCCGATCTCACATGATTTATAACCTTGGCAATCAAATCCTTTACTCCATTTTTCAAGTAGTTCATATTCCGAACTGTCTCCTCTAATCATAGAGTAGTTATATCTATTTTTTTCTATTTGTAAAGATTTGAGATCCCTTTATCCCATAAATACTCGCCACGACAAGAATCCACAAATTTGTGA